TTATGCCCCGACGAGACGGGGACGGAACGCGATGATCTTCGCACCCTCATGTGAGGCCGTCGTGAGGCCATCCTGCTCGTTCCCCTGCTCGACCGCCCTTTGAGCGGGCAGGCGAGCCGCCCCGCGGGGAACCATGGCGGCTGTCGCCTCGGCAGCCTCGGCGGCGGCCTTGGGCATGACCGACTGATAGATGTCCCGGGTAATCCGGCTGTCGCTGTGTCCGAGGGTCTCGGACACGATCTTGACGTCGACGCCGGCGGCGAGCATGAGCGAGGCGGCGACGTGCCGCAGGTCGTGCAGCCGGATCGGCGGCAGTCCGGAGAGGTCGACGAGCCGCTCGAACTGGTCGGTCAGCCAACCGGGGTGAATCCGCTCGCCGTCCTCCTGGGTGAACATCCGGCCCGACTCGATCCACGCGGGCCCCCACTGGCAGCGCTCGGCGGCCTGCTTGGTCCGGTGCGCGTCGAGCACCTCGGCGGTGTACTGGTCGACCGAGAACACGCGCTCGCCGCTGTCGGTCTTGGGCAGGCTCTCTATGACCTCCCATCCGTCCTGTACGAGCTGTGTGGCAATGGTCATCGAACGACTCTCTGCGGAGTAGTCAGCCCACCGGACGCCGCACGCCTCGCCGCGCCGTAGACCCCGGAACGTGATCAGGTGGAATAGCGGCAGCAGTCGGTGTTTCGACTCGGCGAGGAAGTCGAGGAACTGCCCGGCCTGCTCCGGGGTCCAGACCATGACTGCCGAGGGACGCTCGCCGGTCCTCACCCATGCCTCGACCCGCTCGGGCGTCCACACCATCGCCTTCGGCCGCTTGGCCGGGGTGAGCTCGACGTACGAGGCGGGGTTGAAGGTGATCGCCCCGCGCGCGATGGCGGTGTTCAGCGCGGCCCGCAGCGTGTCGCGGACGTGCTTCTGAGTCGACGGTCCGGTGATTCGGCGGAACGGCGGCATCGCGTCAATGGCGTCCTTGAGGAACTTCCGTCGGCCGCGGTTCTCGAGTCCCTTCCACGGGATCGTTTTCAGCTCGTCGAGCGCCGCGCGGCGCTGCATGTTCGCGTCGTGAATGTCGGCGTTCGCCTCGGCGATCCCGGCGAACATCTCGTCGAGGTGCTGCACCGTGAGGCGGTCGAGGCGGATGTGTCCGATACGGGGTTTCAGGTGGCACCTGATGTCCACCTCATACCGGGTCTCGCCGCTCTTGCGGAGTGCCTTCTTACCGGCGAGCCATGCGTCGAGCCACTCGGCGACGGTCATGTGCTGAGTCAGAGACTGCCCGGTCGCGAAACGGCGCTTCGTCTCGTCGTAGTCCGGGATGTCCTCGCCGCTCGCCGACACCGTTTCGAGCAGGTCGGCGATGCGCCGGCGCCCCTCGGGGTCTGACTTCTTGTCGGCGATGTCGAGCAGCGCCGCAAGCGCGTTGATGTCCGTCTGCGCGTCGCCCTTGGTCTTGTACCCGCTGCGGCGGAAGCGACGTCGGGTGCCGTCCTCGCGGGGCGGCAGTTCCTGAACCAGGCTCCACACGCCGTGTGTTCGCTGCGACAGCTTCTTGCACGCTGCGCCGAGCTGCTTGTCGGTCTGCGGATCACGGCATCCGCAGCGCTTGGTGATCGTTCCGTTCATCTCGTCCTATTCCTCTGGTGTGACCGAGTCGGGGTTGTCGAGCATGTCGAGCCCCCTCATGTCCTCGATCAGGTGACGTCGCAGGGCGGGCACCTTGAGCCCCGCGCGCACCATGTCGTCGATGTGGCGCGCGAGTTCTTCGAGGCGGTGCAGATAGTCGGTCTCTGCCTCGGCATCACCTCCCTTCGCTTGGTTGGTCTCGGTGCGCAGGTACGCCCTGTAGACGGCTGCGAGCCGCCGCTCGAACTCGGGATACAGCGACGCCGGATAAGCCGCTGTGGCCCACGCTGCGGCCCATGTCTGCCCCGTTCCGGCGAACTGCCGGGAGTCAGTGACGTACCGCCCGTCGATCGGCCCGTCGAGCGTGGGGGTCGCCGCGCCGGTCACCCACTGCCACACCGTGTACGGGTCGCGCGGATCGGCGGCCGGAACGGTAGGCACGGTGGCCTCGCTGCCGAGCGGGAGCATCAGGAGCAATGGCGGGGTGGCGAGGGCGAGCCCGAGCACGAACAGGTCGTCGACGTCCACCGGACGGCGTTTCTTGCCCCCGCCGCTAGAGCGGCCCGTTTCGATGCTGACGATCACGGCGTACGTGATGTCGGGGCGCCCGAGACGGGCGCACTCGGCGGCGAGCTCGTGCCGGTTCATGCCGAGGCGCTCGCGGTGCCGGCGGATCTGTGTGGCGACGACATCGCCCGCTGTCTGGTGGATGTGCATATCGCAAAGCTAGCTATGTCTGTTGCAAAGCGCCAGTCTTGATCGTACGTTGCTGATCTAGCACTACTCGGCACCATCGGGCCGACGTGCACACTGATGTCACAGGGGGCAGACGATGAGCAGCACAGAGCAGGGGATGACACACGACGAGCTGATGACGCTTCCCGTCGCGGTTCCGCTGGAGACCGCCAATCGGGCGCTGCACCTCGGCCGGACGACCGGATATCACCTCGCGCGGACCAACCGGTATCCGGTGCGGGTCCTGCGGCATGGGCGGGCGTACAAGGTGTCGCGGTACGACCTGCACCGGCACCTCGGGGTCGCCGTGTCTCCCGAGTCGCCGTCCGGCGCTGAGGGATAGGCGTAACAAGCGCGAGGCCCCGCCCGGAGCGCTCCGGGCGGGGCCTGCTCGTGTGTCAGAGGCCCTGGCGCCTGATGTGTTCGCCCGCGGCCGGTGCGGGCGTGTAGCGAGGGGCGCAGTCGGGGCACGCCGAGACCGTGACGGGCGCGCCGCTTTGGCGCTCGATCGACCTCACCGGGATCGGGGCGGCAGTGTCGCGGTGACAGCCGCAGCAGACGGCGGCGATCACAGGGCGGCGCCCGCGGGGATCGGCGCTCCCGGGTAGCTGTACGGGTATTCCTTGCCCGCCGCCGCGAAGGCTGCTGCTCGGCATCGCTCGCGTTGCCATTCCTGCTCGGTTCGAGGCGGGGGGAATCCTGCGACGTAGGGGCGGACAACGTCGGGTAGCTCGTCCTCGAACGGTTCGTTTCGCTCGGCGATGTGCGGCGAGCGTGGTGTCGTCCACTGCTTAAGCCAGATCGAGGGAGAGAGCTCGACGGGGGTGGGCTGCGCCGTGAAGTGGGCGGCGGAGTGCCGGCCCGGCGGCCTGGTGCGGAAGACGAGCAGGAGTAAGGGGGCGGCCCACAGCAGCCATAGCAGCGGGTACAGGGGGGCGATAAGGTCGCGCATGTCGTCAGCTCCTCGAAAGCTGGTGATGTTCGGCCCCCGGCGGGCCGGGCCTAATCGGCCTGCCGGGGTTCTTCGTTGGCGACGGTAGCCAACTTGTCTACCTACGTCTACCGACGTACGGGGACGAGTGGCGACGCTCGGCGATGTGGCCAGTTGTCTACCCTCTTGGCATGGCAGTGAGTGAAGGACCCGCCCGAGAGGTCGACCATGGGTCGGCGACCCCGGTTTACGTGCAGATCGCGCGATTCGTGATCGAGGACATTGAGAGCGGGAAACTGCCCGTCGGGCGGCGAATCCCGTCCGAGTCGGCGATGAAGGGCGAGTTTGGGGTCGCGCGAGACACCGCTCGCCACGCCGTCGACTACCTGCGCTCCGAGGGGTACGTGCACACCGTGCCGCAGCGCGGGACGTTCGTCCTCGACCGGAGCGCAGCACCCGAGGCCGAGTAACCGTCCGCTCGCCGCCCTCGGGGGATGGGGCGACGAGCGGACGGGCACGGCGGGAGCTGCGGCCCCGTGGGGGAGCACGAGTGCGGCCGCGGCGATCCCGGTCGGGGCCGCGGCTCGGTCAGCCGCGGGTCGCGGCGAGCACGCGGCTTCGCAGGGGCTCAGCGGTGAGCGTGTCCGCGAACTGCCATGAGAAGTTCGTGACCTCCTCCTCCTGGAGCTCGACCGCATCCGCGGTGGTGCGGAACAGGAACCGGAAGTCGAAGTGCATGTGCTCGGGTTCACCCTTGGCGTCGTTCGCCGGGATGACGTGCGCGTCGATGTGCAGCGGACCGTCGCCGACGACCTCGACCTGCTCGGCCCTGATGCCGGTTTCCTCGGTCAGCTCGCGCAGCGCGGCGTCGAGCAGCGTGTCGTCGTCCCCCTCGATGTGGCCACCCGGCAAGAGCCACTTCTGTAGGGCCCGGTGTTCGATGGTGAGCACCCGACCGTCGGCGCGGAGCAGGATGGCGCCGGCCGTGGCGTGGCCTCGGAACTCCTTCCGCGATCCGATGGTGTCGCCCGCGACGTCGAGCGTCTCGGAGAGAGGCGCAAGCGGGTCCTTGTCCGCCGGATGCTGGTCGAGATAGGCGTCGAGGGTCTCGCGTACGTGCTGTGCCGTGATCGGCATGGTGCGGTGTCTCCCTACTGGTTGCGGTTGAAGAAGTCGAGCCAGGTAGCGGCGATGGTGGCCCGGTCGTCGGCGCCAACCTCGTGCATACCGTGGCCGAGCTCGCCGTGCGTGAGCTTCTTGATTCCGGCGAGTATTTCGGCCTGAACCAAGAAGATGAACGGCCCTACGCTGGCGCCGTGCAGGAAGTTGACGGCGTTCCCCCCATTGAGGAGGTAGAAGAAGTGACCAGTGGTCTGGTACTTCGTGACGTGGTCCGCGCTCGGCGTCTGCTGGTAGACATCCGGGAGCGCGGCGAGGTCGAGCTCGTCCTCGCTTGAGGTCACCGTGGCGACGTAGGCCCCGTTCCTGAGCGTCGCGAAGTCCTCCCCGCGTAAGGAGACGCTGCCCGTCGCGCACAGCACGAGCCCGGCGCCGTGCAGGGCTGTGTCGCGGTCCCGGGCGACGCCGAACCCTTGCGAGAGCGCCTGAGTGGTTCGCACGGGGTCGATGTCGTACACCGTGACCCGGATGCCCTTGGCGTGCAGCAGGCGAGCGATGCTCGAACCCAGCTTGCCGAACCCGAGGACCAGGGCGTTCCGGCCGTGCAGGATGTCGCCGCGGCTCCGCATGAGCGCCTCTGTGGAGAACACCACGCTCTGACCAACGAGGTAGTCCTCGGGGTCCTTGAGGGGTGACCGGGCCACGGACACGACCGGGCACGGCAGCTTGTCCCGCTCGGCGTAGCGACGGTGCCCGTTCTCGGTGTCCTCGACGACGCCGAGGATTCGACCGGAGAAGCGATCACACAGGGCGTCGAGAGCGGGCGCGAAGTACCCGCCCACGTCACACAAGACGACGTCCTCGCCGGCGGCTCGGGACTCCAAGTAGTCAACCGCGGTGTCGGGGTTCTCGAACATCTCCCGCGTCAGGGTGTCGCACTGCGTCATCTTCTCGACCGTGCGGCGGGCGGCAGGGTCGATGCTCTTGGGCTTCGGCAGGACAACGCGCAGGTCGGTTGATGTGCCGATGCCTCGGACGAACGACGGGCGCTCGGGGAGCAGGTGGGTGATCAGGAAGGACGCGGGGCGCTCGCGAGGCGCAAAGGTGCGCGAGATGCGCGCGAAATACGAGTCGAGGCGGGCACGCTCGAACTGTTCCATGGACTCACTTCCCTTGGGGGACGGTAAGGATCAGGACAGGTGCGGTGGGGGTGGGGAGCGTGGCGGTGGTTAGGCGCGAAACGGCGCTCGGCGATGACGGCCCGAGCCCCCGAGGGTGAAGCGGGAACGCGCTGCGGGCGCCGGTGGGGCGGACGGCCCGCGAGCCGGTACCGGGTAGACGTTCAAGCAGTACCGGGCGTCGTAGTCGCTGACGCTGATCAGGTAGGCGTCGCCGGCGCTGAGCACGCGTATCGCCCGCTCGTACTCGGTTTCGCTGTGGCGCCAAGCGCGTAGGGCATCGTCGGGCCGTGGATAGGCCGGATCGACGATCGAGAGCGGGGCGTCCCGCAGAGTCGGTGACTGAGGATCGAGGGCAAACCGGCGCGCGAGCCGTTCGGCCTCGACTCGGAGCCATCGGGCGGCGAGACGCGGCGTACTGGCGCGATAGACAGCGAGCAGTACCTCGCGGGAGCCAGTGAGGTCAGTTGCTGTTGTCTCGCACCGGTACGCGAGGACGGTCTGCGTGAGTGGTCGTGCTGACGCCGGCGGGGCGAGCGTCAGCACGCGCGCGCTCACCGCGTGCCCCTCGCCTCTTCGCGGCGCTCGATGAGCTGCCCGAGCTGGATGTGGTACAGCTCGACCTGACTCGGGGTGAGGATGAGTACGGACTCGGCAGAGCCGCCATCCTCGTTGTGGATCACAACCGCTAGGGCGGCCTGCTCGGCCCTGTGGTCGTAGATCACATCACTCTGCATGGGCGTGACGTGGGTGGGCTTCGCCGGAACGGGGCGCAGCGTCGTACCGTCTGCGCGGGCGGACCATTCCGGGCCACCGCCCGGGGGGCGCAGGTGGTACGACGCTGAGGTCTCGCTCGGCAGAGTGACCACGACACCGATGTTCCCGCCCTTGGCGAGGTCGGCGGCGAGGTCACCCAAGCGCGGATGGAACGGGTCGCCTGCACGTAACTGGGCGTCCCGCGCAGGGCGTTGCACTGCGGTCTGTTCGGCCATGCCCCGAAGTTAGGACGCGGGTAGCAGCCCAATATGAACCGGAGGAATACCGCACTCAGCCGTCGAGGTGGAAGCGGTCTGACATGCGGCGCAGTTTCTCGCGAGTGACTGCCCGTTCGGCGTACACGATGCTACGCAGGGTTGACCGGGCGATCGGATGGTTGCGGATGAGCTGCGGCGCGATCCGCTCGGCCGTCTCCAGCTCGGTTAGCGCCTTGTCTCGGTTGCCGTCCCATAGCCATGCGCGAGCGAGATCCATGTGGTGGTGGCCCTGTCGCGAGTTGGGCAGCGCCTCAATCAGCGCCGGATCGGTTCGCCTGCTTATGGCCAAGGCATCCCGTTGCTCGCGCATCTCCAGAGCAACGCTGATCGCATGGATCTGCACGTTCCCCGGAGAAAAGGTCAGAGAGTGACGGTCGTACACCGGCGGGCCGGCGTACTGCCCCAATCGCTTTGCTGCGGTCTTGGCGTGCTTGATTCGGTCTTTGGCCTCAGACTTCCGTCCGCCGCGCGCTGCGGAGACAGCAGCTCGCAGTTGCAGCGATCCCCATGCGCGCAGGGCGAGCGGCTCGCCCTGGTCAAAGCCCTGCTGCACACTCTTGATCGCCTTGTCGGAGAGGGCAACCGCGTCTTCCCAATCGGCAGTTGCCCACATGTCCCAGACCCGCATCCAGTCGGCCACCGCAGGCATGACGGAATCCCCGGAGAGCCGAGCCGACCATGCGGCGCGCTCGCACGACATGGCGACCAGCTCGGGGTGGCCGAGGGCGTGAGCGGCTGTGTGCGCGAACTTGCAGCACACGGCGTAAATGGCGTACGCCTCTTCCTGCTCGTGGCCGGTGGTCACCTCGGCCAGGGCGCGCGATTCGCGAAACAGGTCGGGCAGAACCTGCATGATCGCGGTGTTGGCCGCCGCGTCCCGCAGACGGTGCAGGCGGGTCGCTTCCTGCCACAACTCCCGCGCGGGTCGCGGCGTTCCTTCGAACACCGGTGCAAGGTCGTAGCGGCGCAGCTCGCGCAGAATGGACGACGCCGCGACCTGCCACTGATTCTCGGTCGGTGAGCTGCTGTACGGGCGCCCGATGAGGTCGTTGGGGTGCACGTGAAGTTCTGCGGCAACCAGATTGAGCAGGCCGACGCGGTCGAGCTCGATTTGACCGCGCTCGACCTTGGAAACCCAACCCTGCGATTTGCCCACGGCGGTAGCGAGGTCAGCCTGCGGCATCCCCAGACGGAGGCGAGCCCGTCGTACGCGGCGGCCGATCTCTTCGGCTTCTTCCAACATCAGCGCGCCCCCCTCTCGGGGGCGGGGCGGTGGCGCTCAAGCGATCGGCTACGCATCGGGGCTCCATCCGTTCTGGCTCATACTCCCGACGGTACCCACGCGGTGGGGGGCGTGTGGAGCGCTACCGGCAAGGAATGACCGGGACAACGGCAAAACCGCCCCCTGCCCGCCGGGTGGCAAGGCAGGGGGCGGGGAATCAGCGGGCCGCGGCCTGCCAAAGCGTGATGGCGAGACCGACTACGGCGACCAAGGCAACGATGCTGGGGATCGGCCATCGGTTCTTTTCGAGGGCGTCGAGCCGTTGCTCGTGGTCGGCGAGGCGGGTGTCGAGTTGGTCGGACCGCTGCACGAGTAGGGCGAGCGCTCCGTCAAGGCGGGCGAACCCGGTCTCGACGGTCGCCCGCAGCCTTTCGAGTTCGAGGGCGACGTCGCCCGGGGTCGGGTCGGTCACGGGCGCCCGTCCCGAGTGTGGTCGAGGGCGAGCAGCTCGTCGTCGCGGTGAGGCGTGGTGCGCAGCCACGACGGCAGCAGGGCCTGCACACCGGGCAGAGCCATGACCCGCGCGGTACCGCCGGCGACGGCGAGCGCGGCGGCGACCCACGGCAGGGTGGCGGGGATGCCGGACGCGTCGACGATGGCGGGCAGCAGGACGGCGAGCGCGAGCGTGGTCTGCACGAGCGTGCGGAGGGTACGGCGGGATGCGTCGGTCATACGAGGTTCCTCTCTTGAAAACGGGGGCACCGCGCCCGCGGTCGGTGCGGGCGCGGCGAGGGCGGGGTGATCAGACGTTGGGGACCTTGAGCGCGTCCCAGCTCGTACGGCCGGGCCACCCGTCGGCGTCGTCGCCGCGGTAGCCGAGGCGCCGCTGCCACCTGGCGTAGCTCTGCCGGTCGGACTCGGTCCACTGCGGGCCGGGACCCTCGCGGTAGGCCGAGCAGCCCTCGGCGACGAGCCGGCGACCCATGGCGGTGATGATCGGCGAGCGCGGGTTGCGCTTGAACCAGTCGGCGCCCGGGAACGGCTCGTACTGCTGCGCCGGCGTGCCGGTGCCGCCCCCGCCGGGGCGCGGGGCGCCGCGCTGCACCCATGCGTACAGCGGGCCGCCGGGGCACGCGGTCGGGTGTCCATCGCGGTGCCCCTTGATCTCGTCGCCGGCGTAGCCGTCGCGGCGCAGCCACTCGATCGCGTCGCGGAGGCCGGCGAGCTGCGCGTCGGTCGGCTCGGTCAGTCCCGAGCTGCCGAGCAGCGCACACACCGCGTAGTGCCCGACGTTCAGCGCGGCCGTGCCGTTCGCACCGGTCTTGCGGTGCGCGCCGCGGCCCTCGAACACGTAGCCGTGCGGGCAGACGAGCGCGTTGTACGCGACGTCGGAGTAGTCCTCTTCCCTGTTGGCGAGGTGGCTCGCCTGAATCGAGCGGACGCGGGCGGCGCACTGTCCGTGCGCGTCCGGCCGGCCGAGGGACTCGGGCACGTACGTGCCCTCATAGTGGATCTTCACGCCCCGGGTGCTGCCTACGTAGGTGAGCGCGTATCGGGACGGGCGGGCGCCCCACTGGGTGCGGGTGATGAACTGCAAAGGGCCCTCCGGGCATAGAAAAAGCCCCGGGCCACAAGGGCGCGGGGCGTCGGTATGAGCGGGGCGGCGATCTACGCGAGCCCCGTCCAGAAACGGTTACTGCCGTTCTCCATCGAGCCGAGAGTGAGCGAGGCGGGGGCGGTCGCGGCGCCGGTCGCGTAGGACCCGAAGCGGCGGACGTTGTTCAGTCCGAACACGTTGGGGGGTGAGCCGAAACTCGACTCGGCGACGAGCATCATCGGGCCGTCGCCGGTGCTGGTGTTGTACTGGAATCGCCACGCGACGTAGTACAGGCCGGCCGCGGCGGAGTAGGCGGCGGTCAGTGGGCTTGAGACTGTCGCCCCGCCGGCGTTGTGGACCTCGGCCGGCTCGGCGCCCGCAGTCGACAGATCCGCGGTCTGCGCGACGCGCGTTCCTGCCGAGTTGTAGAGCGCGGCCCACGATCCCGTGGTGAGACCGCCGGCGTACCCGCCGAAATGCCACACGATCCGGGTCACGGACGCCGCCGACCGCAGGTACACCGCGGTGACTCGGATCGGTCCCGAACCCGGGTAGAGCGGGGCGGAGTGCCCGAGGGCAGGATCGAACGCCCACGTCAGCAGACCGAGGTCGGACGCGCGCCATTCACCCCCGCCGAGGGCGTCAACGTACGACTTCCGCGCGAGGTGGTTGTCGGCGGTCGGCGCGGCCGAGCTCGACGGCACGCTGCTGAACGTCTTGGCACCGGCGACAGTCTGCGCACCAGTGAGAAGGACAGCGGTACCGGCGGCCTCGGCGCCGACGTCTGCGGCGACGAGCGCGACCGCCCCGGTCTTGCCCGCGACCGAGGTCACAGGGATGCCGGCCGGCTGCACGTACCGAGCGTCGCCGGCGGCCTGATCGAGCGCACCGACGTCGGCCGCCGTGAGGACGACCGTGCCGGTCCTTCCGTTGACCGAGGCGACCGCTCCGCCCGAACTCGTCGGGAGCTGCGCGGCGGGCACCTTTCCGTCGGCACCGAGAGTGGCGACGCCGTTCGCAGCGCCGGCCGCGCTGGCGGCGAGGGCGCCGATGTCGCCGGCGGTGAGGGTGATCGAGGCGGCGCTCTTGCCGTTGACGGACTGGACTACGCCGCCCGGGCCGGTCGGACCGACGTCGCCCCGGTCCCCCTTCGGACCTTTCAGGTTGCCGACCGCCGTCCCCCAGCCGCTAGCGGTCCGCTGCCAGACGTCGCCGGTATCGGTGCGCAGCAGCAAGTCGCCCGGGCGCGTCGAGGTGCTCGGCGTGGTCGTGTTGTTCAGGTACCACGCCGCGCCGCGGACGTCGCCGCCGATCTGCGCCCACGCGCCGGCGGTCCGCTGCCACGTCGAAACGGTCGTCGAGGTGACGCCGAGGAACGTCGTCGTCTCGTACCGCACGTAGAGGTCGCCGTCGACGCCGAGGCCGGCGACCGGGGCGGCGGTGCCGCTGTAGATCCGCGATCCCGGGGGACCGGTCTCGCCCCGCTCACCTTGCGGGCCCGGTACGCCTACATAGTTCGGCTTGCTCGGGTCGCTGGGGGCGATGTCGGCGAGGTCGACCTCGGGCTGCGCCCGGGGCAACAGGATGTTGTACGAGCGTCCCACGGGGATTCCCGAGAGCTGCTCGGTCACGATGTACGCCCACCCCGACGGTTCCATGTCGGGGGCATCGGTGGCGGGCAGCGCGACCTCGATCGCGCCCTGTGCGTCGAGCTGTACGGATACCGGCCCGCCGAGGATGACGTCGGCCGCGGGGAATGTGAGCGTCGCCGGTGCGCGAAAGACGAGCGAGCCCGACAACGGGGTGCCGTTGGGAGCGAGGAACCTCGCCCGTACGGTCACGGTGGGAATGGACGGGGGAAGCAGGGGCGGACCCTCCTTAGTCGTCGATGGTTCGCAGCCCCGGCTCGGGGCTCGGGGTATCGGCCTCGGTCTGCGCGGGGTCGGCCTCGGGAATGAGGGGGCCGGCCGGTGGCGGCGGTGGCTGGTAGGGGTACGCGGCGCCCTCGCCCGGGGCCGGTGCGCTCTGCTCGGCGCCGTCGGGCGCCGCCATCGCGCGGGCGGCGGCGGTCTTGGGCGGCGGGTCGGGGATGTCGTCGTTGGAGTAGCTGCGGCGGGTGAAGGCGCCGAGCAGGTTGCAGATCACGCCGCTCGTGCCGGACTTCTGGCGGACCTGCACGCGGATGAACACGAGCTGCTCGAAGCGCGCGCGGTGGAGCGGGAAGGTGACCCATTCGGTCTTCCACGCGACGTCTTGCGGGGGCGCGGTCACGCTGAGGGTGGCCATGTTCGACCAGCCGGATTCGCCGCCGGTCCGGTACTGCACGACCACCTCGCAGGTACTGCCCCCGCCGGCGCCGAACTCAAGCTGAATCGAGGCGACGGGGTTGTGCGCCTGCACGGTGGCGAACCAGACGTTCAGGAACGAGCTGCTCGTGATCACGTTGTCGACGGCGAGCCGCTGAAAGGGCAGGGGCAGGGCGGGGGCGCCAAGGAACCGCCCGCTCGTGGTGTCGTCGGAAAGGACGATGTTCCCCTCGCGGTCCCACAGGCTGATGGACTGAGTCCCGGCGCCGCCGAGCTCGGCGCTCGGCCACGCGAGGATGGAGAGCGCAAGCGTTCCGTCCTCGCGGTTCATCACGAACCCCTGCTGTGCGGTCTTGTCGGGGTGGTTGAAGAACGGCCCGAAACTCCCGACCCGGAACAGGCCGGTCCCGGTCGGCGACCACACTTCCAAGCTGCCACCCTCGGCGATCTTGACGAGCCCGGACGTGATTTCGTTCAGCGCGGGCCGGATTTGAGCGCGGCCGGCGAGCGTGCGCACCTCGCGCTCAAGCGCTCGTATGCGGTCGAGTAGGTCAAGGGGAATCGCTGCCACTAGGTGGCCTCCAAGCTGAGTTTCGCGGTCTCGGGGCGGCCCCGGACCGGCGGAGAGATCGCAAGACCCACCACGCGGTACCGGTGATCGAGTCCCTCGGCCCACCACAGGTCACGGATGCGCACGCGAACCGTGGCGCCGAGGAGCGCCGGCGACAGAGGGGTGCGGCCGAGGGCGACGGTTACCTCGGGAATCGTTTGCGGGTGGAGCGCGGCGGAGTGGTCGGCGCGCGCGTGCGCGTCGAGGGTGGCCTGCTCGGTGACGGTGGAGTAATCCGAGGTTCCGTCCAGCCGAGGCCACCCGCCGATGAGCTGCTCGTCGTCGACGAGCAGCTCGGACATGATCGGCAGACTCTCTTTGGTCTGGTTCTTGTTGTCGGACGCGCCGCGGGACTGCCAGACGTTCGCCCGCACCGTGGCATCAACGGGCCACCCGTAGGACATGATCGGGCCCGGATGATCGAGGACGACCTCGCTCGCGCCAGTGCGGATCACCGGGGAGCCGAGTTGCAGTTTCTTGATCCGCCGGCCGCTACCGGGGTCGCGGTAGCTCGCGATCCTCCACTCGAATCCACCCTCGACCGAGCCGAGTTGGTCGATCAACTCCCGGATGCGCGGTACGTCGTAACGCCTGTACGTGCGGTCGCGTCGCGTGCCCGAGAGCTGCTCGGCGTCGTACTCGATACCGATGTCGCCGCCGGCAAGGCTCGCCGAGTAGTCGATCAGTCCACGCACGATGTCGAACTGGTCGACGCCGGTTGCCTCCTGGGTGTGAAATACGGCCCGGTGGTCGAGGTAGCTTGCCCACCCGCCGGCCTGAACCTGTAGCCCGAGAAACCCTCGGTCGTTGCTGGTGAGGTTGGCAGTCCATAGGACCCCGCCCCACCAGATTTCGGGGCCGCGCTCAATCCACATCGCCGTACGCCCGGGCTCGACGGCGGCACGGGCGCGGGCGGCGACCCCGCGGTTCGGAAGCGGGATCGTCGCCGAGGCGGTGCCGATCTTGCCTATGTAGTCGTCGAGCGACACGTCGGTGATCGGCAGGACGTCGAGCACCTGATCGCTTCGCACATCGCAGAGCAGCACCCGATAGGCGGGGGTGGCCAAGGTCAGCCCCCTTACGCGTCGAGCGGGTACATCAACCCGGACAGAGCGGCCCACGTGGTGAGGCTCGGGTTACCGATGAACTTGAGGTGTCCGTTTGTCTGGCAGTCCACCTTGATCGGTACGCCGCCGGCCGCGATCGAGGCCGAGGTGTGCAGCGCCGGCCGAGCGGCGGCGGGAAGCGGCGCTGCAAGCGGCTGACCACTCGCCGGTGGCGCCGCGTTGGTCGCCCATGAGACGCCGCCCCGCCATTGCAGGTGAGGGACGCCGCCGAGCATGATCCGCCGGTACCGCAGCGTTCCTTGCGAGTTGCCCCCGTTGGTGTATCCAGCGGCGAGGGCGGGCGCGGTCCAGCCGATCACGGGGTCGAGGGTCTGCCATGCCGCGCCATCCCACCGATCGAGGCCAGTTCCGTTGTCGCGGTACTGGCCCGGGTAGGCGCCGGCGAACGACAGTCCCCACCCGCGGGGGATGATCCCGCCGTACGCCGCGGTGTAGCGGCGGCGGTCGGCGAGGGCCGAGCCCCACGTGATCCCGCCAGTGCCCGCCGAGGTGCCGGCCGGAACGGTGATCTCCCACAGTCGCAGTGCGGCCGGTGGAAGCGTGGGCGGGGTCGGCGTCGCGGTCTCGGCGCCCCGGACGATTTCGAGGCGGGCGAGGGTCTGTGTGCCGTTGTCGTACAGCTCGTCGTACACCCGCAGCACTACGGCGTCGATGCGCCCGTACTGCGCGTGTCCGTCGCCGATCGTGAGTGTCTCGGGGGCAGTCACGGCGACCGGGTAGGCGCCTTGCGCCTCGGTGCCTTGCACCAGGGCGCGACCGACGCCGATCTGTACCTGCATGGCGCCGGCCCCGGTCGCGTTGAGCGCGGTTCCGCCGGCGATCACGCCGTCGCGGGACGTCATCGCGGACTCAGGTGCCATGGTGCCCAGCGGTGCTAGGCGGGTGTCCTCGCGGGTCTGCCCGGCAGGGAGCAGCCATCCGGCACGTACGGTCAAGTCGGGGTCCTCCTTACCAGTAGGCGGAGCGCCATCGGAGAAATGCCGAGGCGCGAGGGTCGGTCGAGCCGGGGGCCGCGCGGAAGACGAGCGAGGTCGCGCCCGGGGAGAGGGCGAAAGCCTGCTCGGGGGCGCTGCGGGCCGTCGCGGTGTAGAGGCGCGAGGCGGTGCGGTTGAGCGTCACCGTGCCGTCGCGGGTGTCGACGAGCAGCTCGTCGTCGGCGGCGAGGTCGATGTCGTACTCGATCACCTCGCCCGTGCCCACGTTGGTCACGGACGGAAGGGAGACCGGCCCGCGGATCGTGATGGTGGGGTGCGCGGGGGCGTCCCCTTCGTTGACGGCGCGCAGTGATCCCGTACTGCCCGGGCTGCCGAACGCGAGTGGGTAGAGCAGCCGTTCCGGACCCGGGGTCACCTGCCAGTCGAGGCCGGCCTCGGGGGCAGGCAGCGCGGTCTCGACCTGCTGCTCGATCACGCTGTACCGGCGCGGGTCGGTGGCCTCGAATTGGAGCGCGGCCCCGGTGACGACGCCGATCGCGTATCCGCCCGTGCCCACGGGCACGGCGCGGCGGATGCACCTCGCCCACGACAGCAGGGGCGGGGAGTCGTCGAGCTGAATCACGAGCGCCTGCTCGTCCTCGCGGAGCGCGGTCGCCGCGGACAGGGCACGCACCGCGGCGCCCATCCGGCCGGGGTCGGTACGGATCACGACGCCGTCGAGGGTGATCGTCCGGGCCTCGGCGAGCAGCCGGCCCGGGTAGGCGCCGTGCGCGTCGGCCCGGGCGACCGTCCCCGAGTCGTAGCCGGGGGAGTCCTCCCACCCGGTGAGGGACTGCCACCCGTAGGCGGTACGGGGGCCGAGCAGCAGCTCGTCGCCGAACTGGACGTGTCCGGGGAGGGTGACCAGATCACCCGGGGCCACTGGTCACCCCCTCCCCTTGGCGTGCCAAGCAAGCGCGACCGCGGTCTCGTCCGCGGACGCCGAGCCGGCGTGCCAGTTCTCAATGTGGACAGCCGGCCCCCAACCCCCGCCCGGGCCGCCCCCGTTGGCGGGGGCCGCGCCGGCGGCGGCGAACTGCGGGGCGGCGGGAACGGTGACGAGCCGGCGCATGGTGCGGTCGACCGCGGGCGCGCCGGCCTTGATGCCCTCGACGATGCCCGCCGGAATGAACTTGCCGATCTTGTCGCGCATAAGACGCGACGGCGAATGAATTCCGAGGGCTTTAGCGATCGGTCCCGGAATCAAATTCTTGGCCCAAGACATCAGGGTTGATCTGAGCCAACTCCCCATGCCCTTGATGCCGTTCCAAAGGCCCATGATCAGATCACGGCCCTTGTCGTACAGCATCGAGCCGAAATTACCGAAGTAGCCGGCGATCATGCCCGGCAGTCCGCGCACCCACGAAAGCATTTCGCCGGCCTTTTGTGCGGTTCCCGACTTGATCGAATCCCAATGCTTGATGATCAGGCCGACCAAAGTCCAGTTCAGGAAGAAGTCGACGATGCGGCCCGGGATGCCTCGCACCCACTCGACGGTGGCGTTCCAAATGCGGAGGGTGCCGGCCTTGATCGAGTCCCAGTGCTTAATTATGAGACCGACCAAGGTCCAATTCAGGAAGAATTGGAGGATCGTTTCTCCGATCCACTTGAGCTTGCCCCACACCCAATCCCACGCCGCGCGCGTGGCGTTGACGATCGTGTCCCAGTTGGCAACGACCAACGCGACGATGCCGACCACGGCGGCGATCACGAGCGCGATCGGGCCCATGGCGAGCAGCCACGCCGCGGCCATCCGGGCGCCCTGAATCAGGGACTGCGTACCCATGAGCACCCATGCGCCGACCACGCGCAGAGCAGCAGCCGCAGCACCCGCACCCTGTGCGACCCAACCGGCCAACATAGTGGCGTTGAGCAGCACAAACCGGGCTGCAGCGGTTACGCCGGCGGCGGTCTGTGTGGCCCATCCGGTGACGACCGCGGTTGTCGTCGTCCACGCGGTGATGCCGAGCGCGACGAGCGTCGGCAGCATCAGGACAGTGATCACGCCGGCCGCGATCGAGAGCGCCGTCGAGTGCTCGGAGATCCACCCGACGGACGCCTGAAACGCGCCGCCCAACCCGCCGGCGCCGAGCCAGTCGGCCGCGGTCGAGAGCGCCGGAACCAAGTAGGTTCCGAGGACGTTCACGACCTTTTGCTCTATGCCTCGCTTGAATGCTTCGAGCTTGGTTGCCGCATTGTCGTGCAGCGCATTTCCAGCGGCGTCGGTGGCGCCTTTTACGTCGCCGAGCACCTTAACTGCATTGGAAGGATCGAGCGAATAGATCGCTTTCTGCATGTCCTCGGCCTTAGTGCCAAAGAGGCCGAGAGCGATCTCGCTCTGCTTGGCAGGGTCCTTAACCCCACGCAGCTTATCGAGAACTTGATCGAGCGCCTTTGCTGCTTCCGGTCCGCCCTTCTGAAATACCTTCTGCATCTTCTCGGCGGAAAAGCCGAGGTCTTGATAAGCGGTCGCCGTAGCCTCGCCCATTCCCTGCGCTTGCAGAGTGAACTCTTTCAGGCTGTCGGCGACCGTGTCGGCGTCGCGCGCGCCACCCTTGAGCCCCTGCTGCAAAAGGCCCATGGACGTCTGAGCGTCGAGGCCGAGCTGCCGGAACTCAGTCGGATATTCGGCGAACGTGTCGAGCAGGTCCTCGGCGACGTCGACGCCGTTCTGCGAGCCGCGCACGAGCACGTCGAGCGCCTGCTGCGCAGAGTCGGCGAGCCCGGTCTTCATCATCGTGCCGACGGCACGAGAGACCTTGCTCACGTCCTCGCCCATGACCGAGGCGGCCGAGGCGACTTGCGTCGCAAGCTGCTTGACCTGCCCCTGCGTCGCCTCGGGCGGAAGCAATCCGTTTCGGGCGATGCCCTTGACGATCTCGGCGCCGTCGGCGACCGAGTCGACGATTGCCCCCGCGTAGAGATCGCCGGCGACCTTTCCGTACTGCGCGGCGACCGGGCCGGTCGCGCCGAGCTGTGCCTGCAACTGGCCCGGGATCTTGGACTGTTCGAGTGCCTGCCCGATCCCGGACATGAGGGCGCCGCCGATCGCGGCACCGATCGCTGCGGCGGCGAACCCCTTGAGCGCGGTCCCCATGCCCGAGCTCGCCTTGTCGGCGCCGTCGGCCGCGCCCTCGGCGAGACCGTCGCCGAGCGCGTCGCCGGCAGCGTCGCCGGCGCGCTCGGCCTCGGCGGCGATCCGGTCGCCGCCCGACTGCACCGCGGCGCGGGCGCGGTCCATGCCGGCGGCGGCGCCCGAGTCGTCGATCGAGACAGTGGCGGCGAGCTCTCCCACCATCAGCGCCAAGGGGCCTCACCTCCGGGGGGTCGCGCCTCCCGTCGGGGAGGAATCAGGCGGAGGTGTGAGGACCCGTGCGAGGCGGGACTCGGCAGAGAGCAGGGCGAGGATGCGCACGCGCAGCCAACGCCACGAACGGGCCCTCAGCAGGCCGGGGGCGCCTAGGTCGATGCCGTAGACCTCATGCAGATCGGCCTCGACGAGCGGCCACTCGGCGAGGATCTGCGCCCACGTCAGTGAGGCTTGCGGCCCTTCTTGCCCTTTCCTCGGGCGTGTGCCGGGCGGGTACTCGTACCACTCGTAGAGCCCCGACTCGGGGTCGAGCTCGCCGCACCCGATCGGTTCCGGCGAGCTGCCCGGTTCGGGGCCAGTCGAGAAGGGTCGCCGGCCGCGTTCCAGTACCGTTCCGCGGCCTGCTTGTCCTGCGCGATCCACACCATGGCGGTGATCGCGCAGTGCTTGAGCGCCGGCCACTTCACGCCGTCGGCGATCATCTGATCGTGAGCGGTGCCGAGTACCTCGCGGTAGAGGTCGCGCTCGGCGGCATCGCCGAGCACCTGCTCGTCGGCCCGTCCGCCGTCCGCTGCGACCGCGGCGGCGTTGATCAGTGCCTGCGTGCGCAGACCGATCTCGGCCGAGGGCGCGGGCACGGTGTAGAGGCGACCCGCGACGGGCAGTTCGAGCGACTCGTCGAGCAGCTCGTCGAGGGCTTCGAACGCCATTACGCATCACCTACCTTGAGCGTCTTGGCCTCGGCAGCGGCGAGCGTGCCCCCGCCGGCGACAGGGTTCGTGATCTCGGTGAGCGGGCCGGAACCGGTCAAGGTGACCTTGATCGTGTCGACCTCATCCGGGCCGCCCCCGTCGGGCTCCCACGTCACCAGGGCCGTGCCTTCCTGCGCGTCCGGGGCCCCGTTGCGGTCGTAGTAGCGAACCCGTACGTAGCTCATTGCGCCGAACGATCGCGACGCCTTCCTGAGTGCTTCCTGCGCGGCGTTGAACACGCCGGTCGTCGGGTGCGCGCGGTGCGCGAGGGTGGTCTCGATCGACCACGCGAGCATGGTCACGGCCTGCTCGCTCCAGCCCTCGGCGTCGTAGGTGGTTACCTCCTGCTGAGTCGGTTCGATCTTCGGTGTGAACTCGGTGACCCCGGGGACCAATGCCCACGCCGGGGTTCCGGGGGTCGTGCTCATATCCAGTTCGAGGCGGTACCGGCGGGCGAGCGCGGTTACGGTCTCGGCCGGGGGCGTCGGGGTGCTCAATGGCGCCTCCTATTCGAGGTTGGGGTGCGCGCGGTGGGCGCGTGCGTAGTAGTTGGCGGACCGCTCCCAGCGGCCGGCCGAGTCGGCGCCGATCGGGGCGGCCGAGACGCGATAGACGAGCTGCACGGGCACGGCGCCGAACCGGTGCGGTCCGGACGCGTGCAGCAGCTCGTGCACCTGGTCGTCGAGGGCGTCGACCTCGCGCGGGTCGGCGCCCGCGCGGGTGCGTACCTGAATCCCGGTGGTGGTGTCGGTGAGCACCGACGAGTCGGTGACCGGGTAGGCAGACAGGCAGATGACGCGGTCGGGCGCGGGAGGAAGGGCGGCGACGGTGATCGCGGTCTCGCCGGCGGCGAACGGGCCGTCGGTGCGGTAGATGCCGACACCCTGCTCGTGGAGCAGGCGGGCGAGACCGTCGAGCAGGTCGACGGTGTAGGTCATCGTTCCCGTTGCTCCAAGCTGCTTATGCTCTGGACATGACTGAAGGCAGGCCGGACATTCCAACTGCACTAAGACGTGCGGTACTTGTCGAGGCGGGACACCGATGCGCCATCCCCACCTGCCGACAGGTGCCGGTGGAGATCGCTCACATCACCCCGTGGTCCAGGGTGAAGGAGCACACATTCGACAATCTGATCGCTCTTTGCCCCACGTGTCATACGCGCTACGACGGCGGTGACATGGATCGGAAGTCGATGCTTCAGTACAAACAGAACTTGGAAGTCCTGAATGGGCGATATACGGACGTCGAGCGTCAACTGCTAAAGGTCTACGCCAAGCTTTGGGCCGAGATCGACGAGTGGCATGGAAGCGCGCACCCTGGTAGCGGCTCACTCGTGTCCCGTCTGCGGCAGAGCCTGCGAGGTGGCGGCATCGGACTGGGGCAGATCTCAGTCCATGACGGAATGTCGTGGATCCTCTCAAACCTCGTGGATGACGGACTCGTGGAAGTTCTCCCACCAATGGGAGCTCCGGGGAGTCGACAGAGTTCCGGGGTGCATTTGACTCCCAAGGGCTTTGAACTCATCGAGCGGTTGATCGCGGCCGAGCCGATCTAAGTCAGTGCCCGCCGGATCTGCGCGGCGATCAGCGCCTGTACCTCGCCGGCGGTCTCGGGCAGCACGCTTTCGAGGTACTTCGCGCTGCGCCCGGGGGAGTGCCGGGCGGTCATGTCCTCATGGACGCGGGTCGCGTACGGGGTGTCGTAGGACACCGCGGCGACGAGCTGCTGCTCGTCGACCGAGGTCGCCCCCGAGCGTTCGAGGGTGCCCTCGGCGATCGGCACCCGCTGCCTGCTCGCGGCGAGGACGTGCTCGGCGCCGAGTAGCACCCCGCGGGCCGCGGCGTCGCGGATCGCGTCGGTAACGGCGGCGCCGTTCCAATGGAGTCGGGCGCGCTGCGGGCTCATTCGCACATCACCTCCGTGGACGCGGGGACCGGTAGGTCCGGGGCGGTGTGCGAGGCGGTCGTGATCGCCGTGGTGATCCGGCCGCCGGGCAGGGTGACGCGCGATCCGGGCGGGAAGTCGAGGCCCGGGGCGGCGATGATCTGCGCGCTGCTGGTGACCTCGCGGCCGTCGGGGGCGCGCACCATGCGCACTGCCTCGCCGACGAGCGCGGGGTGCTCGACGAGCGGCCCGTACGTCGGTCCGTACGCGCCGTCGCCGAGGTAGGGCTCGACGCCGATCCGATGGCGGAGCAGGGAGGGCGGGACGCGGGTCACCACGGGATCACCCGCCCCGGTTCGAGGCCGGCGCGGCGCAGCGCCCGGGCGGCGCGCGGGGCGAGCTCGACACCGGACGCGCCGGCGGCCGAGGCGGCGCGGCCGGATAGGGACACGGGCCCGATCGAGACCGAGTCCCACTTGCCCGCGGCCCCGGTGCCGTCGTCGCCGGCGGCGAGCCAGTATTCGACCTGCGCGCACGTCGCCGAGCTGAGCGCGGCGGCGATCGTCGAGTCGAGCGGGTCGCCGTCGTCGTCGACGGGATAGATCGCGGTGAGCAGCGCCGAGTCGATGTCCTCGCCGGCCCGCGCGATCAGCCGCTCGGCGTCCGGCGGGGCCGGTGTGCCGAGCCATGCGGCGAGGGCCTCGGGGGTGGCGTAGGGCTGTCGCGCCACACGGTCACCCCCTCGGCTTGCCGCGGGCAGCAGAACGGCCCGCCGACTTGTCGTCTGGCGGGCCGTCCGGTTCGGTGCTGGGCTCGTCGCCCGGGGGGTCATGGTCGAGGGGCTCGACGGCATAGCCGGCCCCTTGGCAGTAGCCGATCACGGCCCGGTCGCTGGTGGTGGCGACGCCGTTTACGAACGGGACGCCGCCGGGCCCCTCGCCGGTGAAGTCCTCGACGGGGGCGGTAATGCGCATGGTGGTCATGTGGCGCCCCCTCACGCGCTCTTGATGTTGCGGAACACGGCGGCGGCGCGGGTGGCCTTGAGCACCGGAGCGACCGGCCCCATCTCGACCTCACCGACCTTGACGGCGCCGGCCCGGTCGAACTCGGGGAGCCACGTGTTCACGAGCGGCGAGCCGCCCCCGACCGAGGCACCGTGGAAAGCGTCGAGCCCGTACCGGACGGCGTAGAGATCGCCGAGGCCGGTCACGTTCCCGCCGGCGCCGGCGCCGTCCGGGTCACGGGTGACGAGCGAGATCACGTCCGTGTTCGAGCCGGCCTTGCTCTTGAGGTCGACGAGCGGGATTCCGTTGTACGCGGTGACCGGGCGGCCGAAAGCATCGGTGGACTTGTCGAGCTGGTCGGTCCACGCCGCGATGGTCTTGAACAGAGACAGGGTCTTGCGGTTGCCGTAGATCACATCCGGTGCGTCATCCATGGTGGCGAGCCAGTCGTCGACGTGACGCTGCGCGGCGAGCGCGGCGCCCTTGTCGGTGATCCCGGTCCAGTCGACGAACCCGGTCGCGACGCCGTTGTTCAGCGGCAGGTACTCGGTGCTCGACCCGGTGAGGATCTTCGACAGACCGTCGAACCCCTTCGCGTCGGTGGCCTTGTCGCCGTTGATCACGGCGTCGGCGAACCGCGCCCGCGATGCCTTGATGAGCTGCTGCATGTTCAGCGTGACGGCGCCCGAGGCGGCCGGCCCGATACGGGCGATCACGCGGTCGATCTGGAAGGACCCGCCGAGCGGTACGAGATCGACGGTGTAGCGCTGCGTCGAGACCTCGGCGGGGGTGTACTCGGTGTTCAGCGCGCGGAAGTCGGCCGCGCGCTGCGTGATCAGCCGGCGGTACCCGTAGGTGAGGGTGTCGCCGCCGGTCGGGGAAACGACGTTGTCGAACGTCATCCGGTCGAGGATGTCCGAGCTCTTACGGAACTCGTCGATCACGTTCACGTCGAGGTCATCGGCCGCGTTGTTCCGGGCCTCGGCAAGAGAGGTGGGCAAAGGTTTCTCCTAGGTGATTCAGCCGCCGAGGCGGGCGGCGACGGCGTCGTGCAGGGAGGTCGCGCGCCGGTCGCCGGCGGGCGGGCCGTTGAACTCGCCGCCCCCGCGCGGCGGCCCGGTCGGGGTGGCGCGGTAGAGGTCGGGGTCGGCCTCGACCGCGGCTTTGATCGCGGTCGTGAGCGCGGCGTCGAAACCGGCGTCGGCGGGGTCGAGGTCGGCGACCGAAGTAAGGAAGCTGCGGGAGTTGAGCAGCCGGTCGCCGCGGGCGCCCTGATCGGCGGCGACGCGGGCGACGGCGAGCTCGACGCGCGCCGACCGGAGCGCGGCCCCGTTCTCGGCGAGCAGCCGGTCGCGCTCGGCGACGGCGGCGGCGAGCGCGGCGGGGTCCTTCTCGGACTCGGGATCATTGGGGTTGAGCGCGCGGGTCACGGCGTCCAGTGCGGCGCGCAGCTCGTCGCGCTCGGCCGCGGCCTGCTCGGCGCGGGTCGTGGCGTCGGCGAGCTGCTGCTCGGCGGCGGGGTCGCCGGCCGGTGGAGTGCTCGGGGCCGGTGCGGGGTTGGGGTCGCCGGCCGGCGGGGTGGGCGGAGTGGCGGGGTCGCCGCCCTCGCCCGAGCCGCCCTTGATCGGCCAGATAGCGCGGCCGTCGCGGCGGCGGCCGAGGGCGCGCTCGCCGGTGCGCGGGTGGATCGGCAGGGAGTCGTCGAGGATGTGATCGGGCATGGTGGCTCGGCCCTCCGAGGGCGTGGTGCGGGCATGGAAAAGGGCCGCCCGAAAGCGGCCCGGTGTCGGTGGTGACTACTGCTCGGCCTGCTCGGCGGCGACGTAGCCACGGACCCATGCGGCAGTCAGCCGCGGGTCGGTGTAGCGGGGCGCGTCGGTCGGCGGCCGGCCGGCGCGCGCGGCGGCGAGCCCCTCGCGGCGGGCACGCAGCGCCTGCTCGCGGAACCCCAACAGATCACCCCCTCACTGCTTGAGCCACTGGCCGTGTGCGGACTGGCGGGCGGTCTCGCCGGCGCCGGTGCGGACGCCGGTCACCTGCTCGGAGAACTCGGCGAGGGTGATCCGGGGCGAGACGTCTTCCCAAAACCTGATCAGGTCCTCGCTCGCTCGGGCGTACGCAACATGGGCCGGCCCTGAGAACAGGCTGCGCGGGTCATGCCCCGCGGCCCGGTCCTTGCGGTTGAGCAGGTTCCCGCGGGTGTAGTCCTCGGCGGCGAGCCACTGCACATAGATGTGCTCGTCGTACATCTCGCGTATCTCGGCGCGGCTGTACGCCCCGCGCGCCGAACGGGCTTCGAGCTCGCGCTCGTACACCCATCGTTCGGTTGAGGACATGTGCTCGGTGCCGTCCGGGCCGCGCTCGACGTCGGCGCCGTACGGCCCCCACTCGTCGGGGTCCGCGGGCGGCGGATCGTCGAGGCGGATCGGATGCATGGCGTCGTCGAGGGCGTCGCGAGCGGCGAGGGTGTCGGCGACCGTCGCGCCTGCCGCGGGCGGCGGCGGGGCGGGCGGGTGCCGGCGGTCGATCTCGCCGGCGATCCGCTCGGCGTCCGCCGGCGAGGCGTAGCGGATTCCCCACACGAGCAGCTCGTCGCCGAGCTCGGAGAGGTCGCCGGCGAGGCGCCCGCCCGGAAACAGGGAGTCGAGCAGGCGACGCCGGTGCATCTCGGCGCCGATCGCCGGCCGGTCCTCGGGCACGTGCCGCGCCCGGGTGGCGAGCGCCTTCTCGGACATCCCGAGCAGGTCGGCCCGCACTCCGGGCATGGCGGCGTCGACGTCTCGGCGGTCGGCCTCGGCCATGACGCGCAGCAGACCGTCGTCGTCGAGGTGCAGCGCGACGCGGGCGAGCTCGTCGTCGCTGAACTCGGCGAGGCTGTCGACCATGCGCCCGCCGGGGCGGATGCGGTCGAGCAGCGCCTGCTCGTCGCGGCGGTCTGCCTCGGCGGTGATCCGGTCGCGGTCGCGCTCGTCGAGCACCCCGGGCCGCAGCGCGGCGCCGAGCTGCTCGTCGGTCATCTCGGGCAGGGTGCGCTCGTCGCCGGCGCGGACCCGCGCGGCCTCGAACGGGTCCGACCCCGGGCCGCTCGGCGTACCAGGGCGGCCCGCGGTGCCGCCATCCGGCGGGAGGTTGCTCGCTCCGGGCTGCTCGCGCTCGCGGCGGCGGATGAGATCGGGATGCTGTGCGAGGTGATCACGCATCCGGCCCTGCCACTGCCGCACCCGCGCCTCGGCCGCTTTCTTGGCCTCGGGCGTTGTGGCGGTGGCGCTGCGGTTCTTCCACTTCCTGATGGCGCGCTCGATCGCCCTCTGCCGTTGCGTTGCTTCATAGCCGGCGGGGTCCTCGGAGTGCTCGACCGGCGCCCGGGTGACACCGGGAAGATAGGCGCTCGTGCTGTGCCGGCAGTTGGGGTGTTGCAGCCCCGAGCGGCGGGCGTCGTCGAGAGATCCGGCGACGTGCACCCGCACGGTGCGGTCGTCGATCGTGGCGTGCTCGACCTCGATCGTCCAGGCGCCGCCCGGTCCGTCGAGCGCAAGCACCTTGCCCTCGAACGGGTCGCAAAGATCGCAGTTGTGGGGGGCGTTCGAGACGATCACGAGCGAGACGCCGGCGGCGCGCAGCTTGTCGCCGTGCGCCTCGACCGCGGCCCGCCCGACGGCGGTCCGTACTGCCATCTCGGCATAGCTCGTCATCTGCCACGCGCGCCCGCCCTTGTCGACGAACGTCCGCAAGCCCCGGTCGGCGAACCGTTCGAGGGCACGCTGCGTGGCCTGCCGGCGGGTGTCGATGCCGACGAGCGGCGTCGCCGACACTTCGCTGATCACTTGCCGGTATCCGTCCTCGACGCCGCGGAGAATCCCGCGGTGCGTCTCGGTGACGAGCTCGATCGTTTCGGCGGCGAGGCGGTCAACGGCCCGGGCGTTCGGAGTGCTGTCGGCGATCCGGCGGGCGTCGGCATCCGAGAGGGCGCCGAGCTCGGCGAGGCCGGCGCGCGCCCCGACGTCGTACGCCTCGGTCACGGCCGAGAACACTTCAAGGTCGAGAGCGGTCGCGAGGGCATCGACGACACCCTGCGCTGCTCGCCGTAGGGGCTGAATCGCGGCGAGCTTGGCCACGGCCCACCCGGGGGCGTCGAATCCCTCGGCGAGCTGCCGCGCGACGATGCCGAGCAGGCGCTGCTCGGCGTCCGCGTAGAGATCGCGGACGCCGGCCGAGAGGTCCTCGGCCATGGCGGGGTGAATGGGCATGGCACCCCCCACCACGGTCCGGCACGGATTGTCAGTGGTCGCCGGTACGGTCGCGGCATGACCTCTGTGCAGATCAAGCCCGGCGACGTCAGGACGCGTGCGGAGCTGAAAGCGATCTTCGGTGGCGGACCGCAAGGCGGAATCATCCCGTCACGCACGACCGACAACATCCTGTTGTTCAGCGATCACGAGAGCGCCAAAGCCTTTGGCTATCAGGACGGTTGGCTTGTCGAGGAAGACAAGTCAGGGCCGATCTTCGAGTACACGGGGCAGGGGACGCTCGGCGACCAGACGCTGAGCGGCAACAACGGCTCCGTCCTGCACCACGTGGAAGACGGTCGCGCGCTGCGCCTCTTCATCGCGGTTGGGTACGTCGGCGGCGGCACGACCGGGGCACGGACGCACCGCTACGTCGGTGAGTTCATCCTCGATGCGGACGAGCCCTTTGTAATGCGGCAGGTGCTCGACTCGGCGCAGAAGATGCGATGGGTTTACGTGTTCCGCCTGCGGCCCGTTGCCGGAGTGGAGCAGGCCCCCGAGGACTTCGTGCCCGTCGCCTCGGAGACGGTCACCACTAACGTGCCGGCGACGCCGATCAGCGATCCGGCGCTCGTGTCCTTCGAGCTCAAGCCTGCCGAGGCGACGACGAGCCAGACGATCAAGCCCGAGGCCAACAGCGGGAAGAAGATCACGCGAAAGCCGACCGAGGCGGTCGAGGTCAAGCGACGGGAAGCGGCGTTGAGCGACCGGTTCCTCGCCTTCCTGACCGAGCAGGGGCACAGCGTCGAGCGGATCAAGATCCGCGTAGAGGGGTTGAACTCAACCTTCTTCACCGATCTGTTCGACTCGACCGACAATGCCCTGTACGAGATCAAGGGCAACATCAGTCGGAACGCCATCCGCATGGCCATAGGGCAGCTCATCGACTACCGCCGGCACATCACCCCCAAGCCTGATCACCTCGTCGTCTTGTTGCCGGAGTGCCCCGACCACGATCTGTGTGATCTGGTCGACGCCGGCGGAATGACCCTGATCTATGAGGATGGCGACAAGTTCGTCGGGTGGCCGGTTACCAGCTAGGACCTGCCCGGCCAATCATGCGCCACGGGTCTGCGCCCTCCGCTGGGAACATAGGGTGTCGGACATGGACATGAGGACGCTGATCGAGGACCTGGTGGCAGAAGCCGAAGGGCTTATCCGTGATCAGGTGTGGGTCCTGACACCCGGCCATCGCACGGTCGTCGCGAAGGCCGCCGCCGACCTGCACGCCGCCGTCGGCGGTCCCCAGGTCCAGGAGGCGCTGCCCGTGATCGAGCGCCTGGAACACCTGCGGGAAGCGCTCGCCGCGGTGGCCATAGCTCTTGCCCACGTCCACGGGCATACAGCCTGGTTCCTCGGCGCAGCCGCCACCGCTCTCACGCCCGTCCTGCACTGGCGCGCCCTGCCTGCCGGAGACCGCCACACCTTCGGCGCCGTCGCACCGACCCCTCAGCAGTACGCGGAAGCCGAGGACGCAGTCCGCCGGCTCCAGAGCGCCCTCGCCGGCATCGCCTCCGCCTGAGACCACCCGCCCCACCGGCGGAACGGCATGACCGCCCCGGATCGGACTTATAAAGGCGGTGCTTGATGGGTTACGTGATCGCCCGGACAAGTCCTAGACGAGCTGTCCGCTCTGCATCGGGTCGGGCACTTCTGCGCCCGACTCGATGTTGATGCGAGCGACCTCGGCCTGCACGTCTGTCTCGTCCCACTCGGGGTGCAGCATTCGCACCTTGGTCTCGGTCGAGACCGCTTGTGCCTGCTGGAGTAGCGAAAGCGTCTGTGCGAGCGAGGACGTGTCCTCGGTGATCGCGTCGCCGAATACGACGCGGGGCCGCTCGGGCACGATCCGCGGTGTGAAGAACTGTCGGTCGAGCAGCAGCAGAACGTGCAGCATGTCGGCGACCGGCGGGGTCCAGTACCTCACTTTCTTGCCCCGAGTGATCATGCTCTTTCGCTCGCGTGCCTTGACCTCGGTCGCGGTAACGGCGGCGCCCTGGTCGCCGAGCCCGAACGTCGCGGCGGAGTAGCCGGCGCTCATCACGGCTTGTCGGGTGATCGCGGCCGAGGTGCGCTCGTGCTCGTCGACCCTGATCGCGAACTGCGACAGGGTGATGCCGGCGCCGCCCTGCTCGGTCGGTGGGACGTTAAGCAGCGTCCAGATTTCCCGGTCGTCGTCAAAGCTCGCGCCGCGCCCGGGTCCGTGGTCACGCAGATATCCGTCGGGCACGAGCAGCCGCGCGCGGGCGAGCCGCAGATCGCGAATCCAACTCGTCCATGTCGTATCGAGGCTGTCGAACAGGTCGTACAGCGGGGCGGCGTAGTCGCTGCGCCCGAACGGTGAGCCGCGGTGCTTGCGGTGGGGGCGGATGTTCGGGCAGTAGGCGGCGGTCAGCAGGTCGATACCGGTCTCGATCGCGTCGCCCTCGGGGCCGAGCGAGTCGGCGAGCGCGGCGACGTCGGGGTGCTCGGTGAGCGGCACCCGTACGCCGAGCGCATCCTGCGATCCCTGGTAGAGCCCGTGCTCGATCCGGCCCGGGGAGTGCCGTTCAAGGTGGCGCCACACGGTGACCGAGTCCGAGGTGAGCTCGCGCCAGAACGTGACGGCGACGAGCTGCCCCCAGCGCCATTCGGGCACGGCGGCGTCGGGGTGCACGGTGGTGAGCAGCGGCCGGCCGGCGAGCGAGCGATCCCACGTGACGCGCAGATACACACCGCCGAGCGCGGCGGCGACCTCGGCCGCTTCGAGCAGGGTGTTCGCGATGCCGTCCGACTCGGCGAGCTCGTCGAGTCGGTCCTGCGTCGAGGTGTCGGCGACCGTGAGCACGGGCGGCTCGGCGAACAACAGATCGGCGCTCGCGGTGGCGATGTCACCGGGCAGGGGAATGTGCAGCCGCGGATCGGGCACCCCGGGCTGCTCGGCCCGGTCGCGCCCCCACAGCCGGCGCCGACCGTCGCGGCGCTGCGGCTGGTTGCGGTAGACGCTCGCGAGCTTGTCGCGGTCACCGGAGTACCAAGCGTCATCGACCCGCAGCTCGGCATAGTGCCGTGCGAGGGCGGGCGGCGGCCACGGGGCGCCGTTGTCAGGAAGCGACACAGCTCACCCCCTGCCGACGAGCCCGAGCTCGCCACGCTGCGCACGGCCGGCAGTGCCGGGTGCCGTTCGGCGCGAGATAGGTGTTCGCTCGGTTGAACCGGTGCCCGCGGGTGCAATGGGTCTGACGCGCGCGACGCGCGGCGGGGGAGATCCCGCGCCGGATGTTGGTCCGGTGGCTCACCACTTCGAGGTGGTCGGGGTTCACGCAGTGCCGCCGGCGGCACAGGTGGTCGATCACGAGACCGCGGGGGATGCGCCCGCGGGTGAGCTCGTACGCGACGCGGTGCGCGTACTGCGGCCGGCCGGCGATTTTGAACTGCCCGTATCCGTTGGGCTTGACGTGTGCGGTCCAGTCCCAGCACCCGAGGGGGCCGGGGGCGATCTTGTCGAGGAACCTGTCGGTCAGCTCACGCACGCGATCACCCCCTCGCGTGCTCGGGCCCGGGCGCAGTGCTGCGCCCGGGCAGGGGAGTTGGGGGCGATCAGGCGGCGGTCGACAGCAGGCCGCGCCACTCGTGCACGGTGGAGTGCACCGCGTACCGCAGCGCGTCGAGCGAGTGGTCGTCCTGCTTCACGGGACGGTCTTCACCGCGGGCCGCGGCGGCGTCGTCCCACACGTACGTGGAGACCTCGGCGAGCAGCCCCTCGCACGATCGGTGGATGAGCAGCGCGCCGGCGTCGAGCGCGTTTGCCACGCTGCGGATGCCGTCGAGCACTGCGTTATTGGCGCGGGCGACGTTCGGATACCCGTCGGCCCACAACTGCGTGGAGAACGACGCCGCGCTCGGGTCGATGAACGTCCACTCGGGCCGCACGCCCTGCTCGGCGATCCAGTCGCGGACGGCGCGGCTGTACTGCGCGTCGGTCATCTGCCGGTGCGCGGCGCGGGCGTCGTGTCTCCACTCGTTCACCGCGTACAGCCGGCCGTCGTCGCCGAGGCCGAGCAGGATCGCCGAGAACGGGTTGCTCGTGCCGTAGTCGATGCCGACCCAGTAGCGGCGCATCTCGGGCAGCTCGTCGACGACGTGCTGCTGCTCGTCGTACATGTCGTAGATCGCGCCCTCGGCGACAACCCACTCGCCGAGGATCATCCGGCGCCGCCATAGGCCGGTGTACTCGGCGGACAGGGCCTTGACGTAGGCGGGCGACAGGGCCGGATTGTCGGCGAGCTTGAAGTGCCAGGAAGCGAGGTCGAGCTCGTGCTGCCGGTCGAGGTACTTCGCTTTGAGCCAGTGCCGCGGCCCGTCCGGGTTCGTGGTGCCGATCAGGATTGCGCCGGCGACCGACAGGCGGGCGAGTAGCTGCGTGAAAAAGGCTTCCGGCAGCAGCGTGACCTCATCCGCGTACGCGACCGATGCGGTCAGACCTCGCAGCCGACCCTCGGATCGGGAGTCACTCGCGCCGATCAGGTGCACGACCCTGCCGAGGATCACGGCGGTTGTCGCGCCTCGGGTGTGGTGGACCTCGGCCGCGGTGTCCGAGAACAACTCGGGGTCTTGCAGCGGCTCGATCACGTTCCGCTCGATCGTGGCGAGCGAACGGCCCACGATCAGGATGAGTCCCGAGGCGGGCGCCCGCCGGACGGCGAGCAGGAAGCGCAGCAGCGACGAGATCGTTTTGCCGGAGCGCACCGACCCGTGCCACAAGTTGATACGGGCGGTCGCCTCGCGGATCGAGCGCAGTTGCTTGTCGGACAGGTGGCCCGTCGAGGGAATCACCCCCCGTCGGCGTCGTCTCCCACGGGCCCGAGCAGGGCGTCGGCGAGGCGGTCGAGCATCCCGCCGGCGCTCGTCGACTTGTTGGAGCGTGCGAGCTCGGCGACCTTGGCGTGTACCTCGGTCAAGGCCCGGGCGGCGGTGGCGTAGTCGCGGGCGTCGCGCGCCGAGTCGGCGGCGCCGACCCGCTCGACTTGAGCGAGGGCGCCGTCGAGGGCATCGTCGGCGAGCTGCTCGCGCCGGGCCGAGGCATCGGCCTTACGGGCATCGGTAGCGGCGGCGACCCGCGCCCCGCCAGAGAACGCGAGGCCGAGCTCGGCGGCAATCTTCGAGACCGTGGCGGCGCCGCGGCCGAGCTCGCGAGCGATCTGGTTACGGGACTTTCCCTCGGCGTGCAGGCGGCGGACTGCTGCTCGGTCGGCGTCCGTGATCGGGTCGGCCACGGGATCACCTCCCGACCGGGGGACATGCGAACGCCCCGCCACCGGGGTGGATGGTGGCGGGGCGTCGAGATCAGGTTTCCGGGCACGCCGGAGGCGCTCCCGACTCTAGGTCACGAATAGATAACGGCGCAACCCTCTATCGGTACGTACTCCGATCACTCAAAGAGGGCGCCCTGCTCGACATCGTCGCCGAGGTCGAGCAGGGCCTCGACGCTCGGCGGCGCCTCGACGACGAGCCACCCGCTACGCCACGTGCCGCGCCCCTCGCCGGCCGCGGGCTCGTCGACGAGCTGCTCGTCGAGCCTCACATCACGCCGCGGCTGCAATGTCGACCCCGAGCGCGGCGATCAGTTCGGGGAGGTCGTCCCACTCCCACACCCGCGCCCGCTCCCTGCCGTCGAGCGGCACGGGGGCCGAGCAGGCGCGCCCGCCCGAGCAGGTCACGGCCGGCGGCCCGTCGGGGGCACTGTGCAGGGTGAGCTCGCCCTCGCACCACGGGCACGGCTCGGGCAGCGGGGTCTCGCGCTGGTCGAGGCCGAGGGCGCGCAGCACCCGAGCCTCGGCGATCCGCGCAGTACGCCGCGCTTCATGCAGCAGGTGCAACGGCAGCACCTCGAACGGCGGCGCGGCGAGGGCGCCGTCGAGCTCGCGCTCGGGGGCGGTGTCCTCATCCTGCACGCGCCCCTCGATCCACACGCACGCCCAGTGCAGCCCATGCACCCGCGATCCGGCGGCGCGCCGACTGTCGGGTGCGCTCGGGTCGGCGCACAGCCACGCCCGGGGGTCGCCCTGCTCGGTGCGCTGTACGGCGGCGGCGAGGGTGTCGGCGAGGTCGAACACGAGCCGCTCGACGCCTCGGCCGGCGTCGAGGGCGCCGAGGTTGAGCGGGGCGGGGTGCTCGCGCAGCACGAGCGGGGCCCGGTCCTCGACGACGAGCTGCTCGTCGTCCTCCCGCATGGTGTGTGCGAGCTGCCGCGGTGGCCAGTGATCGGCCGGCGGTTCCTCGATCGCGAGCAGCAGCTCGGCCCACCGGCCGCGGATCGTCCGCAGCGCGCGCACAGTTTCGTGCACAGCCTGTGCGTAACTCACTGTCCCCCCTTGTTGGATGCGCGCAGCGCCTCGACCTCGGCGGCGTACTCGTCGCGCTCTGCCTCGGCCTCGACGATGGCCTGCTCGGCGGCGGCGACTCGGTGTGTCAGCCGCAGCGCCGCGGCCTGCTGCCCGCCGGCCGAGCGGCGGAAGTTGTCGCAGTCGGCGATCTCGGCCTCGACGAGCTGCCGCAGCCGCGCCGTGTCCTCGGGGCCGAGCACCCCTCGGTCGGCACGGGCGAGCAGGACCCGCAGCGCCGTGCGTCGCTCGTCGCGGACTGCCTCGCGGGCGTCGCTCCGGCCGCGCCGAGACCGGATGCGGGGAAGGGTGTTCGCGGTCATGGTGTGCTCTCTCCGTTCTCGGCTCGGCGCGTCGTCGAGCAGGGGGTGCAGGTGGTCGGGCACGGCCGGCGGCCGAGGCGGCGCAGCTCGCGGTCGAGGCGGTCGTCGATCCGGACCGCGTACGCGAGGGCGGCGCCGAGGGCGAGCGCGAGCGTCACGGCGAGGGCGAGCAGGGCGGCGCTCATGGGGTTGTCTCTCCGTTCGTTCGGGCACGGCGCAGCAGCCGATCGAGGGCGCGCCGAGCGCCGCGGGTCTCCCGCGCGCGAGGCGCGACCGGTCGCGCGCGGTGGTGTTCGTGGTGCAGGTGACCACCGGCGTCCAGCACGCGGCCGAACTCGGCAGTCATGTGCCATCCGTCGATGGCGAGGCGGTCGGCGAGCGAGGCGACGAACACGGTCGCGCGATGCGGGGGCACGTCGAGCTCGTCGGTCAGATGAGCGGCGATCGCGGCGCGGGCGGCGAGCGGAATCATCGGGCCTCGCCCCCGCCGCTGGTGTGGCGGGCGCGACCATCGCGGCGCGGGGCCGGCGGCTGGCACATGATCCGAGCGAGGCGCACCTGCTCGGCGTCGGCCTCTCCGTTGCCGAGCTCGGCGATCAGCGCCTCGACGCGCGAGGGATGAACACCGGTGAGCGGTCGCCGGCCCTTCCCGCGGTTGCGGAAGCTCGATCGGCACTGCTCGTCGACAGCGGCGAGGCAGTGCGGGCACCGGACACTGAGCGGGTCGGGTAGACCCTCGGCGACGAGCTGCTCGCGGTGCGCGCGGGCCGGTCGGAACTGCCGTAGCTCGGCGGCGACATGAGCGGGCATGTACCGGCGCGGGCCGGCGCCGACTCCGGACATGAGCGCGGCGAGACGTTTCTGCCCTGCCGCGTTGATCTCGGCCCGGTACTGCGCCGGCGCAGCGTGGCCGCGGGCGACGGCGGCCCGGGTGCCGAGCAGTTCCTCGCGCCATGCCTGCGGGTTGTCCGGATCGGCGGTCGGCACCGGGTCGGTGTGCCTGTTCATGAGCTCGGCACGGTGCGGCCCCCATGCGGCGAGCAGGTCGTGCGGCTCGATGGCCCGGAACTGCGAGCTCTTGTTCCCGCCCTGCTGCTCGTAGTAGCGGCGGGTGGCGCGGGCGGCGTCCCATCCGGTTTCGGGCATGGTCGCGGGCACGTCGGCGACGGCGGCGGTCCACTCCGAGATGGTGCGGGCGGACTGCTGCGGATCGGCGAGGGCGCGGCGCACTCGGCTGTCGAGCGTTCCGGCGAACGCGAGCAGGGCGGCGATCTGTTCGGGCGTCATGGGCGGCTCTCCTTTTGGGTGAGCAGGGCGAGGCCGGCGGCGAGGTTGTCGGCGTAGTTCGCGGTCGAGGCGGGCGCCCGAGGCGGCGTGTTCGGCGCCGGCCGGTCGAGGTCGCTCCAGACCTTGAGCCAGTAGCGGGCACTCTTCGGTGCCTCGCCCGGGGTGGTGCGGCGGGCGGCGAGGTCGACAAGGGCCTCGACGCCGTGCGCCTGTACGAGCCGGTAGACGTCGCGCTGCTCGCCGAGGCCGAGCGACCACCGGACGGCGATCGAGGCGGCGACGAGAGCGGCGTCGAGCGGACGCAGTTCGGGAACCAGCGCAGCCGCGGTGTTCGTCGCGCGCGGCTGCTGCTGTTCGTCTTGTAGAGAGCTTCTTTTGTTCTGGGGGCCGGTAGCCGGCCCCCGGGGGGCCGATCTCCGGTCCTCCCCCGGGCCGGTAGTCGGTCCCCCCGGGGCCGATGTCCGGCCCTCCCTGGGGCCGCTCACCGGTCCCCCGGGGGCCGCTGTCCGGCCCGGGTCGGAATTCGGCCCGGGCCGATCTCCGGCCCCCCTCGCGTCGAGCAGGGGGAGGCGGTAGACCGTTTCTCCGCCGGGACCGAGCTTGCCCTCGACGACGGCGAGCTCACCCGAGGCGAGCAGGGCGTCGACGGCGTCGCGGACGGTAGAGCGAGCGGCGCGGGTGCGGCGGATGAGCGAGGCGGTACCGGCGTAGGCGACGCCGTCGGCGTCGGCCCGATCAGCGATCGCGAGCAGCACCAGACGAGCGGCGCCTCGGCTGTCGGATTGGGACCAGACCCAATCCGTCGCGGCGAGGCTCAACGGTTCGTCTCCTTACGGGGATCGGCGAGCCCGGAGGTTCGGGCCGGCCGGCGAGTGCGGCGGGCGTGTGTGCGGGGCAGCGGTTGCCGACGATGTAGCGGCGGGTACCGATCGCGCGGCAGTAGTCGCCGGCGGCGCCGTCCCAGTGCTCACAGATCACGCCGCGCGATTAGGGCGGCCGACGTACCGGGCGAGGACTACGAAGCGGGGCACGTTGTTCTCGACCACGGTCCGGGCGATCGCCTGAAACGAGCCAGCCGGCGCGTAAGACGCGAGCTGCGCGGACCGGATCGCCTGCGCCGCCGAGGATGCTCGGGCGCTCGTTTCCTTCTGCTGGATCTCGGCCCACTGGTTCGGGTGCGCCTTGAGCTGCTCGACGATCAGCGCGTGCTTGACGTTCTTCTGCCGTGCCGGCGGCGGGCCGGCGATGAACTTGACTGTCACTAGATCCCCCTCTGATCTGTCACCGAACGCGAACAGACATGCTTGTTTGCATGTCCGAAACGGCGCTAAGGTCCGTTCGTGTTCACGAACAAGAACAACGTAGACGTGGCAGAAACCCAACGTCAACGCAGTTCCGAGGTGTGCAACCGGGCAAGATCACTGGTTAGATGAGACTGTTCGCGTTCTGCGACAAGAACGGAGATGAGAAACCGTGTCGGAGAACGACACCCCGATAGGTGAGCCGACGGCCGATGGGGCGGCCGGGCGTGCTGCCGACTCAAGCGCCGGCGGTCCCTTTGCGGCCCTAGTGGCGGCGGCGATCGCGGGGGAGCCTCTACGGAGCGTCTCCGCGCGCGCCGTTGACCCTGAGACTGGTAAGCGCATCCCGCACAACCAACTGCCCAAGATCGCCAAGGGTGACGGATACAAGCGTGAGCGGTGGCTCATCGGCGCAGTTGCTGCGGCCGTCGGGCGTCCGCTCGCCGAGGTGCAGCGTGCCGCGGCGGAGGAGTGGACCGGCCTACAGGTCGGCGACCTGCTACGGGCGAGTAACTCGACTACAACCGTTGTCGTGGCTTACGAGTCTGGCACTACGGCTGATGATCTTCCGCTGCTTAAAGAGAAGCTAAAAACTCTGGGGCTCGGGAACATCCGAGTCGTGTCCGCAGACGTCGGTGACTCTGCGCCGTAA